TTTTCTTTCTGTTCAAGGAGCAGCGTTTTTAATGTTGCTATCTGTTTGGGATCGAGTCCGGAAAAGGGCTCATCGGCAATGAGCAACTCATATTCCCGCATGAAAGCCATAGCGATCATTAGTTTTTGTCTGGTTCCTTTGGACAACGCGGCAGGAATCTTATTCTGGTGCTCTTTCATGTCCAGTTTATCAAGCATTTCATTGATGGAACTATCACCTTGCGGGAAAATCGCCTTTGTAAAGCAAAGATGCTCTAATAAAGATAATTCTTCATAGAAAACGGGAACGTCAGGGATATACGAAACGGGGTAGGCTCCTGACGGATAAGAAAAAATATCTTTCCCGTCAAGCGTAATCGAGCCACTATCCGGTGTTAAATAGCGATATATGTTTTTAATAATCGTTGACTTACCGGCTCCGTTTTCTCCAACCAATCCGACAATCTGCCCACGGTTTGCCGAAAATGAAATGCCATCCAGGGCTAAGACATCTCCATAGCAGAAGAAAACCTGTTTTACTTCAAGGTCCATTTTCCGCTCCTTTCCTTGTCAATATATTTTACATTTTGTAATAAATCCCGAGTTGTCAAAGCATCACTTGACACACTTTTTCTTATAGGTCAGCTCAACATCATAGCCGAGCTCGTCCATCATTCTCAAAAAGGTCTTATTGACAAGCTGCTCTCGTCCTCGAGTGATTCTATTCACGTAGGGAAGGGACACACCGATCTGCCCGGCGAGCTCTTTCTGCGTGATTCCTTCTTTCTCAAGACGTGTTTTCAGGTCTGTTTCGACATTATTGAGCAGCATTTGTTCCCTCTTTCTTGATTAACCTATGACTTAATCACAATACCACATTCCTGCCTGTTTTACCATCCCCTGAACGTAAAAAAGACGCTCCCGAAGGAGCGCCGCCTCACAACTGCACATCTATATCTAACCCTGATTTGAACTCAACCGTAAAGCTGTCATCGTAGACCGTGACTTTCTCGATCAGCCTGCGGACGAGTGTCTCATCGTATTCGAGCTTTTCTCTGCCGAGTTCGTCTATCGCTTCTTCCAGCTCCGCTACCCTCTGCTTGACATTCTCCTTCTCGGCGTTCTCGACCTGCAGCCTGTGCTTTTCTTCCCGCAGCCTGATTACCTCTTGCCCCAAATCATCACAAGGCTGCCTTGCCATAGTTCTTTTTAGGATCTGCTGCTCCAGCTCCGTGAGCTGCCTGTCGATCTCTGTCACCGCTCCGTTGTCCGATATTACTTTCCGAACGTTCTCCTTGAGCTGCGGAAGGTAAGCGTCCTTCTTTTCAAAGACCCTGTTGATTGCATTCATCACAGCCGTGTGAAGGTCTGCTTCCGACACCGTTCTTGCCGGGCAGTCCACCTCTGTATTTTTCTTATAAAGTCTCGATACGCATCGCCATACGATTTTCTTTCTTCCGTGGATGTTCCAATGTGTCCGTTGATAGAGTTCGCCGCAGCAGCCGCAGAACACATTGCTCGAAAGTGCGTACTTGCTACTGAAGATCCGCCGCTTTCCTCCGACCGTTTTCAAATCTTTTCTCCGCAGGATTTCCTCTTGGACCATCATGTAGATGTCCCGCGGAATGATCGCTTCGTGGCTGCCTTCCACATAATACTGCGGCGCGATGCCTTTATTCTCCACCCGCTTCTTTGTCAGGAAGTCCGTCGTGACGGTCTTCTGAAGAAGAGCATCGCCTATGTACTTCTCGTTCTGCAGGATTTTCTTCAGTGTGCTCACCAACCAGAAGTCGCTTCCCGCGCCTGTTTTAATGCCGTCGGCGGTCAGGCCTTTTCCTATTTCGTAGTAGCTCTTCCCCTCGAGGAACTCCCGGTAGATACGTTTCACCACCTCCGCCTGCTCGGGATTGATGACCAGCTTGCCGTTTTCGTCTTTGTCATAACCGAGGAAGCGTTTTGTGCAAACCTGCACCTTGCCTTGCTGATATCGATACTGAAGGCCGAGCTTGACGTTCTGGGAAAGGCTCTGGCTCTCCTGCTGCGCAAGTGACGCCATGATCGTGAGCATGACCTCTCCCTTCGCATCCAGTGTATTAATGCCTTCCTTCTCGAAGTAAACGGGGATATTCTTCTCCTTCAGCTTCCGAATGTAGTTGAGGCAGTCCAGCGTGTTTCTGGCAAATCGCGAAATGGACTTCGTCACGACCATGTCAATACGGCCTGCCATGCAGTCATCAATCAGGCGATTAAACTCCTCTCTCTTTTTGGTGTCGGTACCCGAAATTCCGTCATCCGCATAGATTCCCGCAAAAGTCCAGGAGGGATTCTGCTGAATATACTCGGTGTAATGTTCGATCTGTGCCTCATAGCTGGTAGCCTGCTCGTCTGTTTCCGTCGAGACTCTGCAGTATGCCGCCACTCGGAGTTTCGGGGTTTCTTCTGTCCTTGCCGTGTTTCCCACCTTCCGTACAGCGGGAATCGTTCTGACTGTTGCCATGTTATTCCTCACTTTCGATCAAACTGTAAATATAGGCTGCCCGCTCATACGCTTCCATCGGAATATTCGCAGCGGGCCTCATAGTGAAATGTCGCTTTACCCGCCTCGGCTCGGCAGCTCTCTCCTTCACCCGTGTTCTTCCAAGTAGTTCTGCTCTTCGCAGGCGCTCTGCCTCCGCGGCTTCAAACGTCGGGCGATCAATGATCGCGGGATAAAACTCATCACCGAGGTAGTGCTTATTCTGCAGGAGCCGTTTGACAGAGGCGTGCGGGAGGAAGAGTCCCGCTGACCTTGACGCTTCCTCATATGTCTTCCCGGCAAGATACTCATCGTAGATCTTTCTGACCTGCACCGCCTTTTCCGGTATGACCGCCGCCGCTCCGTTCTCAATGCGATATCCGAACGGTATATGTTTTCTTCCCATCAGTTGATCCTTTCCCGGAGCCGCAGTCCGCATTTAAGATGAAAGACGATCTCTTCTCTCGAGCAAACGGTGATGTAATTTACAAACCGCTCGAAAAGCTCTGCATCAAACCCGGTGAGCATTTCGCCTTTCCCGGTAAATTTTATGATATCGTTCAGTGCCTCTGTCATTTTCAGATCTCCGCCCAGTTCCATGGTCAGCTTTTTCCGCTCCTCGGCCAGCGCAGATTCCTCTGCCTGAAGCCGAGTTAATTCTCGCGTGTAAGCCGCCCTGTCGATGTAGCCCTTCGCCATGATTGAGGTCAGTGACCTCCGCTTCTCCGTCAAATCCTCCAGCGCATCTTCGAGCAGACTCAAGCGTTGTAAGTCTCCGACTTTTTGGCTTTGGTTTCGAATCCCTTCGAGGAGCTCGGGAAAGATTTTCTGTCTTGCGAAGATCAGCTTGTTCATCATAGTGGCGAAAGCATCTTCGAGCACGGTTTCTCTCACAGACTTCACGGAACAGTTCTCTCTGTGTTCGAGGTGCTCTCTGCAGGCCCATGCGGGATATTTCATCGCCCCCGAGTCTTCGATCTTTCGTTTGAAGGGTGATCCGCATTCTCCGCAGACAATCTTCTTGGTAAAAGGATATCTGCCGGTATGCTTCTCATCCCCGCTTTTCAGGTTTTTATCTCTCGCATGCTGCTTAAGTATCCTGTTAGCATTCTCGAAATCTTCTCGACCGACGATCGGCTCATGATGATCATCCACGTAGAATTGCTCGCGTTCGCCCCTGTTGCTATGCCGCTTAAAACGGAAATCCATATAAGTCTTCTGGAACAGGCAGTCGCCGATGTACTTCTCGTTTTGGATGATCCCCCTCACCGTATTTGGCCGCCACTTTCCTTCCCTGCGTGTAGGAACTTTTTTCTCGTTCAGAGCAGCCGCTATCTTATAGGTGCTTTTGCCTGCGAGCATCTCGGCAAAAATGAACCGCACCCATTTAGCTTCTTCTTCATTGACAAAGAGCTGTCCGTCCTTCACCGTGTAACCGAACGGGGCATATCTGAGCTTGTAGGTTCCTGCCTTAAATTGATGTCTTATTCCCCACTTACTGTTTTCGGAAATGGATACCGACTCGCTTTCCGCCAGGCTGCTCATGATTGAGAGTAGCAGCTCCGATTCCATCGACCCCGTGTCCAATTTTTCCTTCTCAAAATAAACGGAGATTCCGAGGTCGAGCAGCTTTCTTACCAGCTCCAGACAGTCCGTGGTGTTTCTGGCAAAGCGCGACAGGGACTTCGTCACGATGCAGTCGATCTTTCCGTCCTCGCAATCTCTGATCATACTCATCAGCGCGGGACGTACTTCCTTCTTTGTGCCGGTGATGCCTTCGTCGTAGTAAAGACCCGCATATTCCCAGTCCGGATTTGCGGTGATGTAATTCTCGTAATGTTCCTTCTGGGCTTCGAGGCTCACAAGCTGTTCATCCGAGCCCGAGGATACTCTGCAGTAAGCGGCCACTCGGCGTTTTTTGTTTTTCCCTGCTGCCGCCGCAGGTTCGATTATGGTTATCTTTTTTATGGTCTCGCCTCCTCTCGGTTCGGTACCATGACACCATCTCTGCCCACACATAGCAAGTCAATTCTTCACAGGAGCGGGGATAAAAATGTCGGGAAAGTCCGCCTGTTTTCGGCCATAATGCACTCAAATTCTCTCGGCGATATTTTCCCTGCTTTCAGAAGTTTGCGAGTAAAGCGCTCCGCCCGTATATAGCAATATTCGATCCGCAGCCGTTTTTGCGTATAGCAGAAAACCGCGGGAAAGAACTTTGCCACCCCGGCTATTTTGCCTGCTCCCTTTCTGCGGAAAAGCACGCCGCTGTCTTGAGCTTCGATTCTTGTTACTATTCTCATGGTCTCACCTCCGTAGGTGACACCTTCGCTCTGATTCGCCGGGAATGCAAGTCTTTTTCAGATCACAGAGGCCAGAAAAGTTGGAAACGACTTCTTGTTCTCTTCTGTGATCAGCTTATACTCTTCCTCGGTGATGAGCCCTCTTTCCAGAAGATTTCTCATCTTTCTCTCCGCCATCATAAAGTTGAATTCTGTCTGCAGCTGCTCCTGCGTATAGGAATGCGGATCAGCGGACCCGGCATCGGCGGGCGATGTGATCTTTGTTACTTGCATATTCTTATTCTCCCTTCCGAGGGAGTTTACGCGTCCCTCTGCTATCCCATGCCTGCAAATCGTGGATTTTTATAATGGACAGGAGAAATTTTCACAAAAAAACCTGCGAGTAAAAACTCGCAGGTTATACCCAAGAACTTATTTTTCCCTTATTGCATTAATCTTCTTCCAAAAACATGTTCCTTCGTCAACATAAAGAATGGTTTTCGACAAGTCTTCTATTTCAATAAGTCGAACTGGTTTTCCTTATATAATAAGATCATCAAATATAAGTTGAACTTCATCAGTATCCAATGATCAACAACCCGGAAAGAGGAATACCCAGTCTACCACTCGCATACATAGCCTCAAAAAATCTGCATACCTTCTCAAAATCATTCGATGTCTTATATTTATTCCTAACAGCAATACAGAGCTTTTCCACACCAACCATAGTACAGGCCTCAAAAAAATCCTTAAGAAATTGATGGTTGGTAAACCCTCGCCCGGCCTCAACTTCAACAACGTAACCGAATGATGGAAAATAGCCGTCAGCTTCAAACGACTTCTCGATCTTTCCGTTTACTCCGTACAAGACCGGTACTGGTACCAAATCCTTTTTCTTTTTACTTTTCTCTACTTTGAAGCCAATTGTTTCAAGTCCGGGACGAACTATTTCCAGAACCTCATCACTTTCATAGGTCTGCGTTTCTGAATCAACCTCAGAAGCTATGTCACGAAAAGCATTGACTACCTGTTCAGATATGGAATCAAGAGGCCGATTCTTTGGGAAATATAACCAATTAATCATTGCTGACCCTCCAATGTTGTATCCTCTGTTTTATTTTTTTATAACTCTTTGTCTTATTTGCTTGAAATTATAACTCTGGTTTTATTTCCCGGAGAATTTCAATAATTTTTCTTGTATCTGTGATAAGACGTGCATTTGACCAGTCATAATAATCATAATTCACTTCGCCATCACATGTTTCCTTGTATCTCTTGTATATAACCAGACGATCGGTAATACTGATACGATACTGCCAATATTTATCTATTACCCACGTATCCCTGAAATCTCTTCCACGCTCGTGGTTTTCGTACAGTGTGCTCGTAAATCCATCATACCTTGCAGGATTCTCCAACACTAAGCACAATAAATCCTTTTCAGCAGCACTAAGTCGAATTCCAGTGGTGTCGCAGTACTGACGTATGAGATCAAGCTGATTATTTTGCATCTTTCTTACCTCCCTGTTTACTTCAAAATTTCACCATGAATAATAGAAATTGGAATTATAGTGTAACACAGTCTATAATAAAAACAAATAGGGATCTTCTTCCAGTCCTGTCTTTCCCGCCAAAAAATAGCGCCTACGAGGATCATCTCCCCGCAGGCGCTTTGCTCAATCTTCGATCAAGTTCTTCACTTCTGTTTCCATCTTCTTCGTACTCCGAGCCAGAAAGAGCAGCTCCGAATAGATGTCATGGCCGAGCATGTTGTCGTTCTTCTCTCCGACACTGTACGCAACGGTAGTCAGAGCCTCCGACAGTCCTCGAAGTTCTGTCACAAGGTCATCAAGAGAATCAATTATAGCGAACATTTCCTTCCCTCCCTTCCGACTACTATTGTAGTTCCGTAGGAGGGCTGTCCGCAAGAACCCCAGAGCAGGAAATTCGAGAATCGTACGAGAAAATTCGACACCGTTCGACATGGTTCGACATTTTTCGACAAATATGATCGATTGAGTCTGATCTGATATTGCTCCACGGGATGTTTGGTGCTATATTAGAAAATACCACAGCGGAAGAGGACTAAGGTATATTGGGATTGTTATAAGAGAGGAATAATTATATGAGAGATATCATCAAAACAGTTGGTACCACTTTGGCTTCTTCTATTGGTAAACTGGACCCTGGTCTTACTTTTTTACTTGGGATGTCCTTAATAGGTGTCTGCTATTCAGCGTATATAAACACAGCTAATGGTACTTTACCCAACCCTACAGAAGGGAATCCCCCTTTGGAAGATTTCAATGATGTGACTAAGTGATCCTTCGTTTATTTCTTTTTTAGATAGTTAACCATAATACCTCCTTTAATAGAGTTTATTAGTGTTTCATTTCCGCACGCCCCAAGCGATAAGAGGGCAACCCGCTGTGTGCGCCCTTCGGGGCGCTTTTTTATATGCATTTAAAAAGCCCCGCGGAAAACTCCGCAGGGCTTATAACTTTTACTGCCTCTCGACATACTCCGCAAACACGAATCCGTAGATCCGCCCGTCAATGCGAACGTAATACCAGTCATTTCCGTTTGTGTCTTTCTGGGTGAAATCCATCACATCGACCAGATTGCCTCTTCCGAGAACGGGCCAGCTCTTGATATTCGGATACTCTGTCCCCGCCCAGGTACGGACGTTCAGTGTGTCTGCCGTCACCCTTCCGACGAACAGTCGCTTGCTCCTGTCTTTGGCAAGAGGCTTCTTCTCCGGTGCTGCAGACTCGGTAGTTTCTCCCTCGTACCTCGGGGCCGCATACCCGCGAATATATCCCCAGCCTACGGGGATGTATCTCCTGCTCACGGCATCGTTCCGATTGCCTTCGATTAGCGTGATCATTCCGCCCGATACGCACTCCACCACACCAATGTGATCGGCATAACCGTCATTCGGCTGGGAGGCCTTGTCCCAGTTGTAGAGAATGATATAGCCGGGTTTCGGTGTGATGGTTCCGTCCTCGATCCAGATACCTTTCTGCTTGAAGATCTTCACATGCTCCTCGCAGCCGCACTCCGTACCGATCAGATCCACCATCCCCGCCTTGATGGCCGCCGCAGAGATCGTGGTATCGCACCACTGGTCGGAATACTGTACCGCGTATCCTCTGGCGAGCGGTTTATGGCTATTATAGAGATCGATGATCTGTCTGTACTTCCCGTTGCCTTCCGACCAGCCGATCCACGATCTCATCACATTCAAATAATCCTGCGCTGTTCTTCCCATAGTCTCACTCCTCTCTGTTATGGAGCTGTTCGAGCACGTCCTTCAGCTTCTCGGGAATCGGCAGTCCCAGATGTGCTGCGTTCTCAAGCAGGGAGATGCCCTCGTTGGACAGATAGAAAAAGATCACCGCGGTCCTGAGAATCGAGCCCTCGGTGATGACGTGTACGTCCAGCGCGTGTGCAATCCCGACCAGCACGAGGATGATCACTTTTCTGCAGATTCCGCGGAAGCCCACAGAACTCGATACCTTACTGTCTGCGATGGCGCACATCACACCCGTCAGATAATCTGCCAACATGAAGAGTATCAGCGCGTAAAGCAGGCCGTCGGAGCCGCCCAGATAGTAACCGAGGACTGCTCCTACGGCGGTGATCTCCACACGGCAGATGTTCCAGAATTCTTTCATAACGCATTCTCCTTCCATTAAAAAAGAGCCTTGCGGCTCCGGTCTTTTATGATTCGGTTTTCAGTTTCAAGATATGCTTAATCCAATCGTCGAACGTGACGGATTCCAACAGCAAACCTTCTGCGAAGAAGCGGTTCTTTATCCCTACGATGATCCCGCTGCGGGTTTCGGGAGCGATGGTTTCGAAGAGGTCCTTAAATTCCGTGTAATAAAGACTGAAACTCTGCTCCGTCGATTTGCGATAGTCTGTGTTTGCCTTATCCAGCCACTCAGCTTTGTTCATGAGAAAGTAGGCGTCGTAGATCATGCTTGTCGCATAATACTCCGCCTCTCTTCGCATCCCTCTGGCCAGAAACTCTCTGACAAGAGCTGTACTGCTCTCGAGCATGTTCACATAGGTCTTCAGGATATATTTCGGATCGCGGCGGCAGACCGAATCGTCGCGCCACTTCCAGAGATAGAAAGGTTCTTTGCAGTACTTGATCTCCCTCGCGACCTTCTGTGCCAGACAGTTGAAATAACTGTCCTCGTGGATCGTCAGACTGTCGTCCCAGCGGATGTTGTTGTGCTTAAGGAAGCTGCGGCGGTACACCTTGCCGTGGACAAAAGTGCTGTCCGTCTCCCTGTTGATATAGATACGCTCTCCTGTATTCGGATTTCTCGTCTCCTCGACAAACACACTCGACAGAGCATTAAAGCCCCGGCCCTGCATCTCCCGGAAGAGGATGTATAGACCGCAGGCACTTAAGAACATGTCATCCGCATCACAGAACATCACGTACTCGGCGGTTGCCGCATCGAGGGCCCTGTTGCGGGCCGCCGATACGCCTTTGTGTTCCGCCCTGATATATTCTACGGGGAACGGGAATGAATGCAAAAACTCTTCACTCAGAATCACCTCCGATCCGTCATTCACGATGATCACACCGATCTCCGAGAGATCGACGCCCTGCTGAATAGCCAGGGATTTGAGAAGAGGCGCGAGCACCTCCTCTGTTTCGTTATACTGCGGTATTAAAAATTGTAATTTCATCTCTGCCTCCTTTATGCCGGCACCGAAACGATCCGGCTTGACAACGTGCTCCAGAAAGATGCTACAATATAAAGGCTGTACAGACTCTCGGGCACATAAACGCTTCCAAACTCGTACGTTATAGCCGAATATCCGCCTATGGGTGTACTGGCGAATGCATTTGTATTCAGCAGTGAACATACACTGCTCCCCAGAAGGTAGAGCGCCATAAGCCTCGTACATCTGTAGAAAGCGTAAGGACGCAGCACCGATAAGTTCGGGAAACTCGCGGTCGACAGCGATGCACATCCGGAGAAAGCATAGTTGCTTACCGTCGTCACAGCCGGAAACGCCACAGAGCGAAGGGCCGTACAGCCCGCGAAACAGGCGTAATCCACGGTTGACAACAGCGGAATGCTTACGGAGACAAGCGAAGTACAATTTGAGAAAACAGATCCTACCGCAGACGTCACGGCCGGCAGGTCTACGGTTTCGAGGGAGATGCAATTCACAAATGCCTGGTTGTAAATGCTCGTAACAGTAGGAAAACTCACAGCCCGAAGTGCGGAACAGGATGCGAACGCTTGGGTCGATATCAGTGTTACCGCAGGCAGGCTTACATCAACCAGACTGTAGCAGTATGCAAAGGCCATATTAAGTACCGTCGTTACCGCCGGAAGGTTAACCTCAGTGAGGGAGTAGCAATTTGCAAAAGCTTCTCTGTTTACTGTCGTCAGTTTTGAAAAGCTGATCGACACGAGATTCTGGCAGGTCTGGAATGCGTATATCGCCGTACTCGCCAGATTCGGCATATTGATTTCCGAAAACGTACAGCCCGTAAAAGCGCGTTGTCCCACACTTGACACGTTCGGAAAATCCGCTACGGAAAACTTGCAATGATCAAAAGCATAATCGCCTATGTATTCTGCAGTCGGAAAGCTGATATTCACAAGTGACGCACAGCGTTGAAACGCGCTTGCGGATATAACCGTGACGGTCGGGAAGTCGGCAGTATGAAGTTTCGTGCAATACGCAAATGCGCAGCTGCCGATCGTCTCCGCAGACGGGAAATATACGCTCGACAGCGACGTGCATGAATAAAACGCTGAATCCTTAATTATGCTGCATACCGGAAAGCTGATATCGCTTAAGTTTGCACACTGGGCAAAGGCATACCGGTCTATGATCTGCGCCGCATTAAACTCTGCAACGGTAAGTGCGGACCTGTCGTAAAAGGCATAGCGAAAGATCGAGGATACAGCGTTTGCCGGATCTCTTGCCTCGGATATCGTCCCGTCTACGGTTCCCGCATACATGCTGTAACCCGCATCGACAGAAACCGGTACGTCCACCACTACCCGGTCAAACCCATCATAACCCGTATCCGGTGTGTATGTCCCGTTTGACGAGAAAGTGACGGAGGACAGACTCGCGGAAGTTCCGATCTCCATGTTCTCGATCGCATCGATCATCTCTGCGGGGGTAAAAGCCTGCGAAAGCCCGGCTTTACTCCTTATCGCATCGGCGATGCCGGTCAGTGTTTCGCCTTGTATCATATAGTCGCTCAAAAGCTCACCTCCTCTGCACTCGGTACAGTAGCAAGGATCCATGTTCCCAAGCTGTTCACTTTCAGGTACTTACCTGCATCTGAGGCTGTCGGCTCCGGTAATGCGGGAACCTCGGCGTTTATGGCCTCCAGTGCGCCGACCAACGCGTCCCTGACCTCTTCTCCTCTTGCCGCAGTCTCTATCGCCCTGATCTCTCTTGATATATCCGCCATTTCATCGCCTCCTTAAAAATTAAGATCCGCGACCGTCACGTCCCGCATCTCTTCCGGTGCGTCCTCTTCCCTTCCCAGATACATGATATCCGTCACAGGTACGGAAAACAAATTCCCGTGTATATGTAAGTCTTCTGTCTGATCGGCTACCGGCATCCCGCGGTAAGAGATATCGGTATACAGTAATCCGTTCGGACGGATGAAATCCAAAAGTGCCACATTCAGCTGCGGTGCGGTGCTGCCGGTGTAATAAAAGGACACTCGGAGCTTAACCCCGTCAACTTCTCTCTCAATGTAAATATATCCGCCGCTGAATGCGGTGAAATCAAACTCCTCTTTATATGCGACGCCGTTAAACGCGGTAATCTCCGTCAGGAAGGGGTTGACGACGCGGGCGGTATAGGAATAATCGGTATCCGGAGAACCGTAGGACCACGTACTCTTTGTGACTTCCGGAAGCATGGTACAAGCGGCGATGTTCTGGCGGTAAATGATCCTTCCCGTGTACCAGGGTGTATCACCGTGATAGGTGTCCCGGTATTGGGTGAATCCGATCGTTTTCCGGTTCATCGATTTGGGAACGACAACGGTAGCATCATTATGGTTATTTAAGATCCAGAGCGGAAGAAAAGATTTCGGCCCGGTATTCAGTTCTCCGCTGTGATTGTTTGTAAGAATGAATGGCCTGTCGTCGGTTCCCACATGGCACTTGAAACAGGCCGCAAATTCTGCTGTTCCTCTGAAAACTCCCGAATAGGCCGGCTGATGCCAATAGTAATCAAATGGGTAGGATGCAGTGATCTCGTCCTCCCCGTATGCTTCATTCAGACTGACCTTTCCCCTGATCTTGATGAAAGTATTGTCTGCACTGTTCTCGGGATAAACGAGCTTGTCGCCGTTGACCCATACTTCCAACACCTTTTTATCATTCACATAGATGGGCTGCTGTAATGTACGCCATGTGTTATTTCCTATCTGTATCATGCTTATGTCCCCACTGTGACGAAGTTGACCGTGCCTGTCTCCGCTGCCTCTCCGTCGATTCGATGAATCCAGCCGTCTCCGCCACCGCCGCCTCCGCCGCCATTCTCCAGCTGCATGGCCATGTCATACATGCTCGGAAGGTTCATGGCGGTACCCACGGCGGATTCAAAGCCGCTCATCTCGCTTGATATGTCCGGATAATCAAGACCGAATGCGGTCGCGTTATCGTTCATCCATCCCACGAGATCGAACAGATTAGCGGAAGCCTCGGACATGTTGTCGGAAGAAGCGAACGAGCCGACAATGTCCTGTACCTCGCCCCACTGTGTCGGTGTCAGATAGCTCTCCCAGCTGCTTACTATTTCCTGCAGTTCACCGGAGAAGCTGTCGAGCGTAGGTATACCCGCCATCTCATTCGTCTCCTCAAGCAGGATCCCGATATTCTCTATGTTCTGATTGATGTTACTGTTCTCCTCACGCTCGATCTCGGTCAGCGTCTGCTTCTTCAGGTTTCCCAGAGTAATCCGCTTGGCCGCGGTGTCCAGTCGCACCGAGATTCGAAGGAGCGGAAACTCTCTGTCCAGAAGATGCGGGACGGAGTGGCACCGAACCGTCTGTCCGGGCATGAACTTCTCGAAGTTCGGATTCTGCTTGTGCAGCTCGGCCGCCGTGCATTCGATCGTCGTTTCGGCAAACTGCGTGCTTGCCAGATACTCGATACCGTCCTCATAAAGCGTCTGAGGATCCTTCACACCGTTGAAGGTAACGACCTTCGTGATCTTTCCGTATACAGAAACACCCGCGCTTTCGATTATGGGAGAACCGTCATTTATGCTCTCCACTGTCAGTTCTTTTCCAGTCGACTCGTCTTTCTCTCCCAGCGGAAGGATGCATGTTGCCACAGACGAGCCTTCCATGTTGGCTGAAAAGTCAAGAAGGTTAAGCCCGAACTCCGCAGGCTGATTACAGGTGTACGGCATTTCCGCCAGCCAGTCGATCGTATTCACACCGTTCCCCCGGTGAAGGAAAAAATATCCGCCGTGCGACGACAGGCACTGCCGCTTCAGAACATTGGCTGTAGACTCATAGCGTAAGTTCCTGTATACCTTCTCATCGGGAATCGTGATCTGTCCTACGGTGAATTGCCTCGATGCAGCCACCTGCGAATTATGCGCGGTGACAACTCTCCGAAAGAACTCGTGGATCGAGATGCTGTTGTACTCGTGTGCGATCTGCACCGTGTCATTAAAAAAAGCGAGGGCTCCCTCGCAGTAAACGATCTTGTTCTTATGAAAATCCGTCCTGATCTCTGCAGGCCGTCCGAACCAGATGAGATCTTCATCTTCGTAGACCTCCAATGTGGAAGTGAGAAGCATCACATCGTCATAGAAAGCATGGCTCGGATGCATGGTAAATTCCAGAGAGCCCGCCGTATTGATCTCTGTTTCCAGAGTCGGATTTAAAAGGACGTATGGCTTCTCTGCGAAATTCAGGATATCGTTTCCGTCCATGATGACTCGATAGATCACAGCGCCACCTCCCTGTAAGATGCGACCACTTCTGCAGTACCCGTGAAATACATTTCGGTATCCCCGGGTGGCAGAGACAGATTCGCGTTATAGTTTTTGCCTTTGACCAGATGAAAGGTCTCGTCTCCTACCGTAACATCCAAAGGGGCCGAGCAGGTGAATGTCGGGATTGCTGTAAGCACTCCTCTGTTGACGAATGTCCGCCACTTGGAGCCCGTGACATTGAAGCGCCCGTAGCGGATCACATCCGCAAACAGATCGTCCCAGATCCACTCGGTGTCGTCACTGGCCTCTATGCTGTACTTGAAAGGATCAAGGTTATATTCGATCACGATTCTTGAACGGCTCTGTTCCGACTTCCAGTCGCTGACCGTGAGACGTCCCGTGTACAGATACTCGGGATCATCCTCAAGGATCACCCTGTGACGCTTTCCGTGAAGGAAGGCCATGAGCGATGAATATACATCCGCCCATCTCCTTCCGGGACGGACGACAAATTCCCACGATCCTTCTCTCTGGCCATACGGAGCTTCAGAAAGAAGCAGGTCTGTGTAATCCAGCACACCGTGAGATGCGGGGAGATCCACATAGTTTGTCTTCACCTCGGGTGGAACGACCAGTGGCCGTGATGTGGGCACCAGGCCCCACTCTGTATAGGTGTTTTTATCCGATATAATCAAGCTGTGGTACATCACTGTCTCCTTTCTCTCATCGCTACAACTCCGAGTCTGCGGTTCATCTCGGGAACCAGCTCTCCGACCAGAACACCGGTATCAGTGACCCACTGACTCCTTGCCATCTGGGGAAGATACGGCAGGTATTCTTGGAGCATCACCGCGATTGATGAATCGTTATTTCCACCGGGAGCATAAGACATACTGCCTGCCCGCGTAGACGTTACGGTCGGATTAAGAAGAAGATCTTTCGACACATCCTCAACAGCAGCTTTCACGAGCCCGCGGCTCTTCTCGATTCCTTCCGCCAGCCCCTTCATGAAATCGGGCATCCAGCTCTCGTAATCGGTAAGCGGTCCTTCATCGGGAACCGAGAAATGCAGAAAACGCCGTATTGTGTTTGCCACATTTCTGACAGAATTTACCAGCCCACCAAATGCGTTACCGATACCTCTGATTATTCCACCGATCAAATCTGAGCCCCACGAAATAGCCTGAGAAGGAAGTCCCGTAATAAAACTGATTACCGATCTGAATCCGTTGGAAACCGTATTAAACAGATTACGCATCGCCCCCGATACACCTGAGACGATGTTGTTCCATGATGTAGATAAGCCTGTGCTGATACCCTGCATCACTTTGCTGACCAGATTGCTCGTAGCGCTCCATGATTCGGAGACATTGTTCCCGATCGTAGACAATGCTCCCGAGACAGTGCTCTTGGCGGTATTCCATCCGTTTGATATTGCGCTGCCGACGGCAGACATTCCGTTGCTGACGTTGGTGCGGATGGCGTTCCATGCCGTTCCTGTTACGGTCTTAATCTTGTCCCATGCCTTTGGCACGTTTGTCTTTATCGCATCGACAGCTTTACCGGTATTCGTCTTGATGCCGTCCCATGCTTTTCCGATGACCGACTTGATTCCACTCCACGCAGTCGAGGCAACGCTCTTGATGGCACTCCATGCTCCCGAGAGGAAGCTCTTGATGCCGTTCCATGCGGTGACCGCTGCCTGTTTAATTCCTTCCCACAGGTTGATCCAGAACTGCCTGAAGGATTCGCTTGTATTCCAGAAGTGGATAAACGCAGCGACCAGACCGGTTATTGCCGCTATGACAATTCCGATCGGGTTCGCGGCTAAGATAGCAAACAAACCTGACACCGCTCCCTTAACAGCGGTAATTGCTGTACCGATGGCAGGGGCCAGTGTCATGATACTTCCTACGGCAGATATAATCTTACCGATGATGATCAGCACCGGGCCGAGCGCGGCGATAACCATACCGATCTGTACGATGAGGCGCTTGGTTCCGTCATCCAGATTGTTGAACGCCGTGACCCATTCGATGATCTTTTGAATCACCGGCAGAATGGCCTCGGCAATCAGCTGTCCGAGTTGTGTCATCAGAACATCGATCGAGGACTTGAGCTGTTCGATGGAACCGCCGAATCCGCTCATCATGGCCTCGGCCATCTCGTTCGTGGTGCCTGCACAGTTTCGGAGCGATTCATCGAGAGCACCGACATCCTCGGGAGCCGTGTTGATCAGCGCCAGCCAAGGAGCCATCTGGTTCTTACCGAAGATGGCGGATGCCGCGGCGATCTGCTCGGCCTCGGACAGATTGGCAAACACATCATGCAGCTCACGCTGAATCGTGATGCTGTCCTTCATCGTCCCGTCCGCGTTCGTCACACTGATTCCGAGTTGATCCATCATCTCGGAGCCTTCCTTGGCGGGCTTGACGAGCCTTGCGAGACCTGTCTTCAGGGAGTTGGCGGCGACGTTCGCATCGATACCGTTGTTCGCCATCGTACCCATATAGAGGGCGGCATCTTCCACGGTCATACCCGCTGCACTGAAGATCGGAGCCGCGACGCTCATGGCATTTGACAGACTGTCGACGTCCAGAGCGGAATTGTTACAGGCAGCCGCAAATACATCGGCGTAGCGGCCCGCCTCATCGAAGGAACCGTGAAAACCGTTGATTGTTGCCACCAGACCACCCGATACCGTGTCGAGGTTTCCGCCTTCACCCGCTGCCAGGTTCATGGCAGGTGCAAGTGCGGCGGCAGCCTCTTCCGCGGTAAGGCCCGCTCTGGCGAAGTTCAGTGTAGCCGTTGCCGCGTCACCCATACCGAACACGGAGTTTGCGGCTGCCTCCGCCATAGCCTTATCGAGCAGTTTTGCCTGCTCCTCGGTATTTCCCATGGTGGCATTGGTGAGCTGCATGGTCTTGTCGACTTCCGCGAACTTCGTGGCTGCCACAGTACCCGCTGCCGTTACGGCTGCGGATACGGGCATAATCTTCTTCCCCACACCCTCGATCTTTCCGCCGAGCTCTTTCAGTTTTCCGCCTGCATCGGCAATTTTGGTAAGAGCAGATTTTGCTTCCTCTGCCTGCCGCTCCAGATCCTCCAGCCGTTCCGAAGTTTCAACGATCTCACGCTGCAGGGCATCGTACTGATCCTGCGTGATAGTCCCGTCCGCCAGAGCTTTGTTTGCCTCTTCGGACGCCGTCTTCAATGTATTCAGCTTCTCTTTCGTTTCGCCGATTGCATCCGTGAGAAGTCGCTGTTTTTGAGAAAGGAGTTCTGTGTTGCCGGGATCAAGCTTCAGGAGCTTTTCCACGTCTTTCAGCTGTGCCTGTGTATCTTTGATATCTTTATTAATCCCACTCAGGGCTTTGGACAGACCCGTGGTATCGCCGTCGATCGTCAAAGTCAATCCTTTGAGCTGTCTTCCGCTTGCCATATGACCTCCTCCTTTCCCTAAAATTCTGTGTAAACATTTTTTCTGTTGAATATAAGATCATATTGTGATAAGATCATTTTATAAAGCGGGGGGCCCCGGGATCGTCCACCCCACGCGAGCACTCCTAAATCCGGAGAGTGCGGCGCAAGTAGTTCGGTTACGTATTTAATGCGCCTATTCGTGTAACTGAAAGAATTCTTCAGGGACATCGAATTTGACAGGATCACCTGTCATATTCGATGTCCCTTTTTTTTATCAAGAAAGGAGCCAAATCCCATGAAACGGAAAACAGTCATCCTCGTAGACGGAGAAAACATCAGTGCAAAGCACGCCGAGCAAATCCTCGCAATCAGCGGTAAAATCGGCACAGTCACCGAGCGGAAGGTCTATCATCATCAAAAGGACCACTTCACCCGCAGATGGACGGAAATATCCAAAGAAGGCAATTATAAAGACATTCGCCTTTTCGGTCCCCCCTCCAAAAATAAGGTAGACCGTAAAATGCAGAAGGATGCCAGGGCGTATATGAAACGTCCCGATGTCGACACGGTCTGCATCGTCACCTCTGACGGTGGTTTCCGCTGTCTTGCGGAGGATGCTGCCACATCCGGAAAGAAGCTGTGCTTCATCGGCGGAAAGGAAACGTCCAAAAGACTCCGCAAAACCGGTGCCCAATTCATGCGACTTAAGTGATCAAAATAAATCGAAGTCTCGCTGATTTGCGGTCTCTCTGTACATGTCTCTGTGCTCATCGTTCCTGCTCTCTGTATAGATTTCATTGACCATTCCGATGGTCAGAAGTTCCAGATCACGGAGAGACAGGCCGATCTGCAGACATCTGAGCAGAAACAGACCGGTTGTCATTTTGCGCTCTGTTGAGCGAAGTTTTTTTTAGCCTCGGCATCGGTCTTGATATTCAGGCCCCACAGTTCAATAATCTCGGGCAGGACTTTGTAGATCGAGAATGTCTCAAACGCATCCAGCCACTCCTCAGGAGTGTCGGGGATGGACGGATCGGCATGTTTTGCCATGATGAACGAGATGTTTTCAAACATCTCCAAAGAAAACCCGTCAAGGCGGGACTCGCCTTCCTCGTTCTCCCCAACTGCTGTCGACAGCAGATCGAGGTCACGGTAGATGTCGCGGCCGAACTTGATCCTGTAAATTCTGGGAATGGCGGCGGATGCCCGGAACGTGACATCCTTACCGTCAATGTTTATCGTTTTGGTTATCGCCATAACTTACACTCCCTTCGTCACGGTTACGCGGTAAATCTTCGTGGAATCGCCGTTGGTGACGACGACCACCACTACGTTATCGCCTGCTTCCCACGTCGCCGCACTGCCGCTTGCGAGAACGGTACCGTTCACGAGGATCGTCACATCGGCATTCGCGTCGACCGCCTCGGCGGTTACGGTGTTTGTGGCGTTCTCCGTGGTTACCGTGTATCTCGTCTCACCTGCGTCGAATGCAGGTGTAAGCGCAAGACTGCCGACAGAGAGTGTCTGCAGGTTTACGTTCCCGGAAGTGCCTCCCGGCAGATGGACCGACTCGTACCAGTGATTGTAAAGCTCATCGTCAGTGGTATCGCCCGTCTTTCCCTTCACCTTGCCGTCGGGCAGCGGGGTGGCATTCAGGTTCAGTGTCTCCGTCTGCACTTCTCTGTTCTCCTCATTGGTACTGCCTTCGATTCCCGGGCGAGAAGCCGTGCAGTTATAAAGCACATGACGGATATGGCGTTTGTCTCCGTCAAACTCGAAGAGAAGCGCAAAGTGCTCGAGCTCCGCTTCCGTGGTCTCAATCAGAACACCCGCCTCATCGAGATACTCGTGCATGATGTCCGTACGGAAACTCTCGGGAATCAGCGCAACCTCCAGATCGCCGTCATAGCCCATGTTGTTGTTCATGACATAGTAGGCGATCCCATCCGCGTAAAAGTTCTCGGGCTCTCCGTTTGCGTCAAGCGACAGGGAGACCGCACCGGGGATCGGTACCGGCACCGTATAGGACGGGACATTGCTCTCGTCAAGTGTCAGCTTGGCGTAATGCACGTTCTTTAAATTAAACTTCACCTTATTCTTAGGCATCGTTATCTTCCTCCTGTTCATCTGTGAGAAGGATCTCCGCGGAATACCTCACTTCGTAAAGGCGTTCCGATTCGATCCATACCTCGGTTTTGTTATAAAAAAGTCCATGCACATCCAGAATGTCCTCCACCGCTTTCTCCGTCTCGGGCTGCTTGATATCTGTGTAGAGCTCAAGAACCAGTTCCTGAAACTTACTGTATACAATCCCGTCCGCGGCGAAATTATCCGAAGACGGGGTCAGATACACAAGAAACGGCGGATCGGGGGACTCACCCTCCGCGAAATGGTGATACGCGAAAGGAAGTCCCGTTTCTCCGAGCATGGAAACAATCTCTTCATAGTTCATGGGTAATACTCCTCGCCAGCTTTTCCTCCGCCTTGCCGAGGACCTTATCCCCCGCAGGGCCGATATGCTCGATACCTTCCACACGTCCGCCGCCGCGTTTCGCATGACCGAATTCCAGCAGGTGTGCCAGCATGTAGCGGGACGGGGAATAAACCGTGACCTGCAGGCCGTCGGCTGTCTCCTTAGTGGTCCTGCTTCTCCATGACTTGGCGTACTTGCCGGTCTTCTTCGGCGCGGTGGCTTTGATCTCCTTAGCTGTGTCCTTCCCCGCTTGTATGACCGTTTCTTTCAGTTGCTCGGCGCATATATCCTTCACATCGGCCATGATGTCCGCGATGGCATCCGCCATTTCGTCTATCGTTACTCTGTCGGCTGCCATGTAATCACCTCCGTACAAGTTCTGCGAGAAACTTTCTGCGGTAACGATCAAACCCCATCTCGTCGACCGACAGGATGTTGTAGATCTTTTCTCCCAGCAGAATCCGATACTTCTTCGAGTTGACGGCATTTGTTTCCGTTGATCTGCGTACGGTGAATTCCAGCCTGTCGGACTCGAGGGTCTGTGCGGCTTCCTGTGTCTCTTCCGATTTACGTCTGCTCGATACTGCCTCGGCCCAACAGGTAAAATAATCCTCCCATACGGAGATATGATTGCCGTATCGGTCGACAGCCGTCTCGCTCCTTTGAAAAGTGATTCGTTTGTTTCCGTCCGCGATGTTCATCAGACCACCCCTTCCCGTATAGAAAAAAGAAGGGAGCGGAGCGTCAGCGTCAAATCGTGATGATCCGCTTCCTCCCTGTGTTCGAAGAGGTATCCGAGAGCATACATAATCGCGATCTTCATAATCTTGCGAATTCCCGTAAGTTCCGTATTCGAGTAGCGTTCCGAGCGGACCTTCGTCGAATCGATGTCCGCCCACTGCTCGTCCGTCACCCGCGCCACATCGATACACAGCTTCTCCGCGGCGGAGAGGAGAGCCTCCGTCAAGGCATCCTCGTCCGCCGAATCCACGCGCAGGTATTCCTTTGCCTCGTCAAGCGTCACCAGTGCCATGCCGGATCACTCTCCTTTCGATCAGGATCCGCTGCTTGCGGTTCCCGAGCCGAGAGCCATGACCTGCATCGCCTCGGGCAGGATCAGCTTACCGTCAACCCTCTGGGTGCCGATGAAACCGACCTGATCGGTTACCGCGTAGAGCTCGTTCAGTCTCTTGAAGGTTCTCGAGGTACGGTCCGCGATCCAGTAGTAATTGAAATCGCCAAACAGAAGAACCTTCTTGTTCTTGTCTTCGGTTGCGCTGCCCGTGATCGCCGGCATATAGGAGCTGGTGTAGATCGGTCTGCCCAGAATGGTGTCGGGCTTTGCAATATCGAGGCTGGGTTTCCAGATGTAATTGTCGTTCTTATCCTTGATCAGCATCAGCTGCAGGAGGAGCGTCTCGTTACAGAGGAAAGAGGCCTTGGTCCTGTACGGGCTCTTCAGCGAGTAGTACAGCTTGAAGATGTTGTCGAAATGCACGGTCTGGGCATTTGCAGTGGTGTTACCCGCGCTTGCGGTCACGCTGTTCAGAATACCCGTCGGCATACTCGGCGTGGTCTGCGGATTAGAGGACGGTCCCGTGCCGTTGATGAAGGCATCCTCCTCGGCGTTACCGAAACGGACACCGAAACGCTGAGCGATATAGGAAGCGATGTCGAAAGCCGAGTCGTGCAGGAGCTCATTGCTTACCTTGATCATGCAGCCCAGCTTATAAGCGGACAGTGTCTCAATGGTGAAGCTCATGTCGGATTCCTGAATGGCCGCGCCTTCCTCGATCCAAGTCGCGCCTCCGTTGTCCATCGCAATCGGAATGGTTCTCGTTCCGGACTGCGTGTGGATTGTCTTTGCAAGACGCCTGAAAATGTTATTCTCTTCCAGTCCCTGAATCAGCTGACGATGGAACTCGTCGGGAACGGTATACCCGCCGTTCTGGTCCACACCTACAGACAGCGCGTTACGCACTTCGAGTGCATCGCTGCCGCGCATCATATCCCAGAAGGCATTCGCGTACTCTGCCGTTGCGGTCGGAGAGACCTTCTCCTTCTTTGCTCCTTCCCTCACCTCGGGACGTACCGGAGCGGAGGTCGCTGCGGAGAGCTTGGCGTCCATCTCCATCTGGTCTTCGAGTCTCTTGATCTCGTCACCGAGAGCCTTTACATCTCCCGCCATCCGCTCATACTGCTCCGCAGCGGATGCCTCGACGAGACCGTTATCTCCTCTGTGCTCTTCCAGAAATGCTTTCGTCTGTTCCCACAGATCACTTCTCTTTTTCCTCAGTTCTAAAATCTTGCTCATAGGTTTTTCCTCCTTTATGGCATAAAAAAAGCCGGGGCTCTCATTTGAGTAGCTCCAGCTTGTCTCTCAATATCTTATAAGGTACTGCGCCGTCTTCCGTCTTGCCGTCGAGGCCGATTACGGGAGCGGCAGGTTTTGTTTCGGGCGGTTTCTCGGAAACGCCCAGGCGATTTAGAATCTTCAGATCGGTGAGCCTGCTCGAATACAGTCTTGCTTCGAGCTTAATGTCCTCCTCCTTCTGTTTCGGTTCATCGTCTTCGTCAGGATCATCCTCTTCGGGCTCTTCTTTCTTATTAAAGAGCACCTCGTCGGCAAAGCCCAGCTCCACGGCCTTCTTCGCATTCATCCAAGTCTCGTTGCTCATGAGCTCGGCGATCTTGTTTCTCCGCAAGCCTGTTTTGGCTGCGTAGGCATTGACAATGCTCTCCTTGACCTCATTCAGGGTATCGATCGCTTTCTCCATATCCGCGGCATTCCCCGCAGCCACGGTGATGGGATCGTGTATCATGAGCATCGAAACAGGAGACATCAGCACTCGATCACCTGCCATGGCTACCACAGATGCGGCAGACGCGGCGATCGCATCGATCTTGACCGTCACCTTCCCCGGATAGTCTTTAATCATGGTGTAGATCTCGGCAGCTGCCCAAACCGAACCTCCGGGGCTATTAATCCACACGGTGATATCGCCCTCGTCGGCCATCAGGTCATCCCTGAAGGCTTTAGGGGTTACTGTATCGCCCCAGAAGTCGTCCTCATCGATCGGGCCTTCCAGCCGAAGAATCCGACCTCCGCCGTCGTCATGAATCCAGTTCCAAAACTTCTTCATCTTCTCCTTCCTCTCTTTCTGTTCTGTGTCTCTTCGGGTTCCTCTGCGGGGGGATCGGGCTCCGCAGGTTCAACGGGAACATTCTCTCTCTGTTTTCCCGCATCTTCGAGTTTGACGTATCCGCCGTTCAGGTAGTAATCGTCTCCACCCTTTTCGGGCGGGATGAGATCCATCTGCTCAAGGGTCCTTATATCATTCGGTGAAAGAAAACCGTTACTGATACCCGTCGCGTACCCCTGCATTCGGGATTGGTAATCGCCTCGCAGCAAACCGTCGACATTGAACTTGGCAAAGCAGATATCCTGCTCATCGGGGAGCAGCAGATCTTTCAAAATCGCCTGTTCGAACCGAACAAGCCACGGTGTCAACGTGTGAACGACAAAATCTATGGACTGGTGTTCGATATTCGAAAACGTCGCATGCTCAAGGTCCTGCACCATGTGCGGAGGCACACGAAAGATACGACAGATCTCGTTCACGCCGAACTGTCTGGTGCTGAGAAACTGGCTGTCCTCAGGCGGCAGAGAGATTGCTTTATACTGCATCCCCTCTTCGAGTACGGCCACCTTGTGCGCATTGTTCGCGCCTCCGTATACGGCCGACCAGTTCTCTCTGATCTTTTCGGGGTTCTTCAGCACACCTGGGTGCTCCAAGACTCCCGAGGGCTGTGCGCCGTTCTTAAAGAAGCTGCTCCCGTATTTCTCCACGGCCAGCGTGGTCCCCAGCGCGTTCTTCATCATGGCGATCGGAGAGAACCCGACCAGCCCGTTGAAGCCGAGACCCGGCACATGGAAGATCTCGTCACTGCGGAAGTAGATATCCTTGTTCGTCTCTCCCGGTTTCTCGTCTGTGTACGCGTGGTAGATGTAATAAATCTCCCCTCGTTCGTTTCGGTCCACCTCCATGTTTTCAGGTAGCAGCGGGTACAGAGCCAAGATGCCGTTCTTCCCATCTCTGATGATTTGTGCATAACAATTGCCCCACAGGAGCAGATGCGTCATCATCACCTCGCGAAAAGTAAACGACGTCATCTCGGGATTCGGCTGTCTGTAAAGGATCTTGTACAGCGGATGATCCTTTGCCCGTTCCTTTCCTTTCTCATTTGCGTCTGTGTATCTGTACAGATGCAGCGGAAGCCCCGCCACCGTCTCGGCCAGCAGCCGTACACAGGCGTAAACAGTGGCGATCTGCATGGCGGACCGTTCATCCACCATCTCTCCCGACTCAGCCCTGCCGAAAACAAATGTCTGCCCCGAATCGCGTACATTGTCAACGATCTCGGGAAGCTGCGGTGCGTCTCTCGGGCTTAGCCCGAGCCATTCAAGTAGTCCCATGTCTGTGTCCTCCTGAAATAAAAAAAGAGCCGCCCGGTCATCCCGGGAAGCCCCTGCAGTTTTTCACTCTATGAGCATAGCATAAATCTCAAGTACAATCTTACGCGATATTGGACATCAGAACACGAGGAGACCTCTCTCATCGTACACACTGGAAGTATCCTCGTGACGGATGCAGCGGTCAAGTGCCATGATGGCAGCTACCACACCGTCGATCTTATCCGCAGACTTCGACTTGGTAGGCTTGATGTTACCTGCAGGGTCCTTCTCGATCACTACGTTCCCGCACATCCAGCGAAGGATGGGGTTTCCGCCGTGGATCATGTTGCCCTTCATCAGCTGCTCGTAGAATTCCCTCGACGGAGGTGACATATCTTTGTACCCCTGTCCGAAGGGAACCACGGTAAGGCCCATCTCGGTCAGTCTCTCCACCAGCATGTTGGATCCCCAGCGATCGAAGGCAATCTCGAGGATGTGGTATTTGAGACTCAGCTCCTCGATCGTGTTCTGTATATAAGCGTAGTCGATCACGTTCCCCGGAGTTGACATCATATAACCCTGTGCCACCCAGTTGTCATAAGGCACAGATGTTCTCTGCACCCGCAGCGGGATCGTATCCTCGGGCACCCAGAAAAACGGCAGGCAGATGTACTTCTCATCCTCGGTCCTCGGCGGGAACATCAGCACCAGCGCGGTAATGTCTCCCGAGCTGGAGAGGTCCAGCCCCGCGTAGCATTCACGCCCCTCCAGAGATCGTACATCGATAGGGATATCTCCCTTCTTGTAAATGTTATCGGGGATCCATGCCACTTCTGATCCTACCCACTGTGACAGTCTCAGAGTTCGGAACACCGACTCCTCGGCGGGATTACCCTGTGCCTGCAGGAAGGCTTCACGCATACGCTCGACGGGAACCGTGTACCCCAGTGAAGGATTGACCTTGTACCAATTCTTCTCGAGGGTCCAATCCTCTTCCATCGGCAAGCTGTAGACCACAGGATAGAAAGTCGGATCGATCCTTTTTCCCGCAATCAGGTCGAGGGATTTTGTATGCAATTCAAAACAGATACTATTGCGCTCCACCCCCGCCGTAGTAATGGCCACATGAAGCGGTTGTCGTCTGGCATCGCCGGAACCTTTTGTTAACACATCCCATAATTTTCGGTTCGGCTGCGTGTGCAGCTCGTCAAAAACAAGACCTGAAATCGAGTAACCATGCTTTCCTCCGACATCTGCGGATACCACCTGATAGTACCCGGCGTTACTGAAATTCACCACGCGCTTCCCTGCGGTCATGATCTTCGAACGTTTCTGTAACGCAGGTGTCATCTCTACCATTCTCTTTGCGACATCAAATACAATCGATGCCTGCTGACGATCCGATGCGGCGGAGAAAACCTCCGCGGACGGCTCGTTGTCGGCGTAGAGAAGGTAAAGAGCAATGGCCGCCGCGAGCTCCGACTTTCCCTGCTTCTTCGGAATTTCAATGTACGCTGTACGAAACTGCCGATATCCGTCCTCCTTCACCACGCCGAAGATATCGCGGATGATCTGCTCTTGCCAGGGAAGGAGCCAGAACGGTTGTCCTTCCCATTCGCCTTTTGTATGCGGCAGCATCTCGATGAACTTTACGGCCTTGTCAGCCTTCTGCTTGTCGTAATGCGAGGTCGGCAGCATGAACTTTGTCGGCTTGTAATTCTGCAGTTTCGGATAGTCCGCGGGCCTTTCCGTCTTCCGCATCAACCGTCACCTCCGAGAAGAGCCTCCATCTCATCCTCGGGACCGGTATTCCCCGCATCGGCAATGATCCTCGATCTGGATGCGGGCGTGAGACCGAACTGCTCCGCAAAGCGGTTCATGATCTTCAGGTACGTCTGCGCGATCGACACCTGCGGCACTGTCTGCCAATAGCCGCTCGGTGTTCGCACAATCGTCCCGTGCTGCGAGATGAACTCCTCGGCCTCTTTCCACCGAGCGTAGGCCTGACAATAGCCCGCGAAGGCAGCCATGTCGACCTCGGTCAGGATGCCCAGCCGCTCCATCTGCTTGGCCAGACGCCTCCATTCCTTTTTGCCCTCTGGCTCCAGCCACTTCGGGCAGGAAGGGGCATGCTTGTCAGGCACGGGCTCCTTTTCATTCAGTTTTCTCTTTCCGGGGTTCCCCTCCAGAATCTTTAACGCCGTCGGTGTCGGCTTTCTCCCCCTTGTCGCCATCCTTCTCATCTCCTTCTTCTGTAGTAATCGGGCAAAGCCATGACGGGTCATTCACGAACGCGTCATACGGCAGCTCCTTTCTGTTTATGCGAAACTTCATCCCCGGCACCTCCTTCCCACAAAAAGAAAAGACCGCCTTTCGGCGATCTCGTTGTTTTCGTTTCTTTATTTTTCTTTACCGGTCCTTACCACCTTGAGCTTGTAGATCTCTTCGTAGGTCGCGCCCGAAAGGCTGATTCCGAATCTGATCTCGATGTTCTCTCTGGCTTCAAGTTTGTTGTTTCCTGTCGAGCTGTAGGTCTTTCCGTCTTTTTTGAAGGTGTAGGTTGTTCTTTTCATGTTCTTGTCCTCCGCGTGTGTTTTTGTTTTCCCTTTCGGTAGTCTATATATCACTCTGCGGCGGATAAATAGCAACTCATTTCGAAGCATAATGTGTACAAAGATCGAGGACAAAAACTGTGCATTTAACTATGAGGATAAGCCCCTTTCGGGGCTCTCCGCCTGCCTTACTCGTTCAGCAGGTACCTGTAGGTTCCTTTCGGATTCGCTATGGTCTGCTCGTCGTCAAGGAGCCGCAGGGTGGCGTCGAATCTGCGTTTCAGCTCCCGCTTGATCAGGCGCTGTGCCGTCTCTCCGTCCTTGCGGTTGATCCGCTTTGCCTCGAAGGCGTAAGCCTCGATCAGCTCCTCGGTGGTCCAAAGTCTGTAGTTGCAAATCCCCTCTGCTCTTGCTCTGCTTGCCATGTTCTTGTCCTCCTTCTTATTCAAACGGTAAAGGCTCGTCGTCAAGTTCGCCGCCTTCGTATTCCTGCTCCCGGCTTCTCAGGTCTTCTTCATCCGGCTGCGGTTCCCAAAACCGGCTCGGCAGGTCCCGCTTCTCACCATATCCCAAGTCTCTTCTCTGCTCTGTCATGTCTCCGCCCTCCTTATGCTCTCTCGACCTCGACCAGCCAGCTTGCTTCCGGGTGCTGCTCGCCGGTGGCCTTCTCGGTGATCATCCTGTCTTCGTTGATGTAGCAAAGGTGCTTGCCCACCTTGATCAGCCTGACCTCTTCGTATCCCGGGAGGTTTGTGCGGTAAACCTTGGCGTTTCTGCTCTCGCCGTCGTAGCTCTTGCCGTCCCAGCCGTTGAAGGTGAAGCGGATGCTCTCTTTTGTTTTGGTGAAGTGTGCTTCGAAGGTCTCGCGGATGATGCTTGTGTTGTAGTTTCCGAGCTCCATCAGGTTTCTCATTGCGTATGCGTTTGTCATGTCCTTGCCCTCCGTCTGTGTTTTTGTTTTCCCTTTCGGTAGTCTATATATCACTCTAAACCGAATATATAGCAACATAATTCGACTCATAATGTACACAAGGATTGAGGGCAGAAACTGTGTATTTTATAGTCCGAACACAGCAGGATCAAAAGGCCGCTTTCTGGGCAAAGGGACGTATCCCGCAGCCCTGCAGAACTCCGCTGCCTCCTCATCGGACAGGACCCGCAGCACCTTGATGCCGCCTGCGATGATCCACTTGCCAAGCATCAGCGGGCTCGTCTTGTAACGGTAGAAACCGTTCACGGGGATCTCCCGCAGCAATGCATCCTTCGGGTGAAACACCCCGTCGCGCATTCCCCGTGCGTTCGCTTCCGGCTGATAGTCGATCTCATCGGTGAACTCGCACTCACACCAGACCTCGTCATCATGCATGTACTTGATCACGCCGTCCTCCTTGATCCCGATGTGGAGCGCCAGCGGAATCTCTGACAGGTGCCACCCGGGACGAAAAGCCAGGTCCCCGATCTTCGAGCGGACCTTACCGTTCTCCTTCCGCGGCCCCTCCTCGGCAGGGAGCCACACCCCGATCTCCACCGGTTTGTCCGCCAGCACGTACAGCGGAAACAGCTTCCCCGGGGCGGACTTCTTCACCCTGAACAATTTGTATCCGATCATCTCTTTCTCCCCACGTAAAAAGGAGCCTCCTCGGAAGCTCCTTTTGTCTGTCTCTTATTCGATGGTGAAAAGGTAAGCCGGTACCTTTTCGTAACCTTCCTGCCCGTAGCCTTTCAGGCCCCCGTTGATTTGGATCAGGTCCGTCAGCGAGCATCCGTTTTGTACGAAGATCCAAGCCGTGTCGATCGCGCTGCTCCAGCCGGAGGAGAAGGTGAATCTGAAGGTTCCGTTCTCCCGCATGCATTCGATGAGGGCCGGTGCGTCTTTGTCCCAAATCACATCGTGGAAATCGGGGTAGGTGTTTCCCTTGTCCAGGGAATCTTTGTAAGCCCGGTAGACTCTGATGTAGGCGGGGCCCTTGGCTTCAATGCTATCCCAAAGCCTGTGGATCGCTTCTCTCGCTGCTTCCTGCCCCTCTTCGCTGCCTGCGGCCTTCGCTGCTTCGAAGTCGTTTCTGATCTTCAGTTCCTGTTCGTACTCTGCTAAAAATGTGCTCATGTTTTTTACCTCCGTATGTGTGTTTTCCTTTCGGTACTGTATTAATCACTCTACGGCGGAATAATAGCAAGTTATATCGATTCATAAAGTGCACAAGGATCTGCAGCGGAAACTGTGCATTTTATTCCTCAATGCTTTCGATCAGCGCGGTCTGCAGCAGCTTCCGGCTGAAGCCGAATCGATCGTATCCTTCCTCGCAGATCTCCAGATACAGTCGTGACGGTCTGCCGAGCGGACGCTTCCCCGTCATGACGTAGAAGAAGGCGGGCACCTTTCCGATCGGCGATCCGTCCGTCAGGCTCTTCACCTCGATCTCCAGCTCTTCTTTCTCGTAGAATCTCGGGTAACCTTCATAGAGGTCCAGCGCTTTCTCGTCCCGCTCCGACACCTTCCAGACCAGCACCGGCACCGTCCGCCCCTTGCACTTCTCGATCGTCAGGTAGCTCCCCGACCCGCTTCCGCGGAACAGGAGCCGGTAGTCTTTGATCTCCGCTGTCCCCACGTAGATCGAGTCGGGGCAGCGGTTCAGCATCTGTGCCACCGACAGGTTACTTCCGTAAGCTAAGTAATATCTCATCTCTATGTCCGTCCTTTCTCTTTTGTTGTAAGGGGATACCCTTCTACCGCCGAAAGACCGCTCATCGGCGGTTCTCGGCGGCAGGAGGCTGTCTCCTTGCTCTTCAGGCGGCATGTCTCCATGCGCTGTTGCCTTCGAAGTTTCTCATGAAGTATTCGCGGGCTGTTTTGAACTCGTCCCCGATGAATCCGAGACGGAGC